GGAACTTTTCAAGATAGTGGCAACCCAGTAACAGGCGCAAATCCAAACGGAACATTTACCGCTGGCGCAACGATGTTTCCATATTTTAACAACGGAACATCTATCACAGTTAACTTAAATTGTGGTCAACGCCCATTCGCCTCCACGCCACCAACAGGCTTTAAAGCACTAAACACATTTAACTTAACTACTCCTACGGTTACACAGTCAAATAAGCATTTCGATGTTACGACATTTACTGGTAACGCAAGCACTAATGTAATTGTAAATAGCGGTTTAATGCAACCTGATATGGTTTGGTTAAAGTCTAGAACGAATGCCAATAATCACACGCTTTTTGATTCAGTGCGTGGTGTAAATAATCTTTTATATCCAAACTTAACCAATCAAGCAGCAACAGGAACAGCTCAATTAACTTCATTTAATTCTAATGGCTTTACTTTGGGTGCAAGTGAAAATTCAAATGATTCTTTTGGTGAATTATCTGTTGGTTGGCAATGGAAAGAAAGCGTATCTGCTGGATTTGATATTCTTACGTATACAGGAAATGGTGGAACTGGCGCATCATCGCAGTATGTAAATCATAATCTTGGCGTTACACCAAATTTGATTATTACAAAAGTTCGCTCAAGCGGTGCGACATATCCTAGTTGGTATGTGTATCTTTCTGCTGTTCAAAGCGGAAACTTTGCTTATTACGGAATACTTAACTCATCTAATCCATGGAGTACTGGCTCATCACCATATCAATTATGGACAGCTAATTCAACACAAATAGCTTTTAATGAAACAGCGAATGAAAGTGGCAAAGATTATGTAGCTTATGTCTTTGCAGAAGTTGCTGGATATAGTAAATTTGGCTCATACACAGGTACTGGCGCTGGTGACTCAAATGGACCATTTATATATTGCGGATTTAGACCAGCTCTTATAATAATAAAAGTTGATACCGCTGGTTATAACTGGGCAATGATGGATACTGACAGACCAGGATATAACGCCATAAGTTATAGGCTTTTTAGCGATAATCCTAATGAAGAAGTAACTGTTGGTGACCCACAATTAGATTTTTTAAGCAACGGCTTTAAGCTCAGAGCTGGTAATGCAAATTATGCTGGTACCGCTTACTTTATGGCATTTGCCGAATCACCCTTTAAATATAGCAACGCACGATAGGAACTAATATGTTTATTAGACAAGACGAAATAAGACCAGATGACCGCTACTACTTGGTAACGGCAAATCCAGACGGCTCGTTCTCAAAGACGCCCAAAGCACTGGAAGACCGTGAACAATCTGACGAGAACGGCAAACTTTTATATGTACAAGTCTATGACGAGGCAACAAAGTCTATGGTTAACACAACCCAACGGTTAATATCCAAAGGGCTAAAGTCAGGTCATATTGAACAAGTCAAGCGGACAGCCAAATCTATCCTATCCCAAACTGATTGGATGGTAATCCGTAAAGCCGAGCGTAACATTGACATCCCTGCTGATGTGGCGACTTATCGTGCTGCCGTAGTAGCAAAGGCAAGCGAGTTAGAGGCAGCCATATCTGCCGTAACCAGCGTAGAAGAATTAATATCTTTAAACCTATCATTTCCATACAACGGAGTAATTTAAATGGCACACTTTGCTAAAATTGAAAACAATATCGTAACCCAAGTAGTTGTAGCCGAGGAGGCATTCATCGCCACCGGCGCGCTGGGAGACCCAGCAAAATGGATTCAGACATCCTACAACACCCGTGGCGGCGTTCACTACAACCAAGACGGCACACCTAGCGGTCGTGAGCCACTGCATAAGAACTATGCTGGTATTGGTTATACATGGGACGGCACAGGCTTTGCTGCCCCACAACCATACCCAAGCTGGTCGATGAACCAAGATTCTTACCTATGGGAAGCACCCACCCCATACCCAAGCGACGACAAGCGCTACTCGTGGGACGAGGCAACAACTTCATGGGTTGAGCTCGAGACAGCATGAGCGAGCTAATTGATAAAAATGAGGCGGCGCTATCCGCCCACGAGGCGGTCTGTGCCGAGCGCTACGCCGGCATCAACGCGCGACTAAAACGCATCGAGCAGATCCTAGTTGGGTCGGCTGGCTTTATTATAGCGACCATGATCGCCCTACTCATAAAACTACAATAATGAATAATGTCAGACCAATTTGGCTTTTTAGAAGGAGCAAAATCTCTTGGTAGCACCCTTGACTCCGCGCGCGGGGTCAGCAAGGAGTTATCTACCAGCATCGCCAACGTACAAAAAGAAGCAACCGACCTAGCCCAGCAACGCGCCCAAGAGCGCATTAGGGCACAAAAGGTTCACGTCGACCATACCATACTAAAGGCATTCGACGAGTTCAAAATCATCGAGGAAGTAAAGCGCCTCGAGCAAAAGATGAAGGCCGAGGTAACACGAAACTACGGCCCCAAGGCGTGGGATGACATACAGGTCATCAAGGCGCGTCTCTTAAAGGAGAAAAAAGAAAATGAAAAGCTGTTTAACAAAGACCTACACGAAATTAAAAGAGTTCAGCTCTACTGTTTTATCGCGGCTGGTGTCGTTGCCTGGTACCTTACTTGGGGCCATAAGGGGTAAGAAATAATGTTCCCGCTAACCGCCATCGTCGACGTCGGGATGAAAATCCTAGACAAGTTTATCCCAGACCCAGAGGCTAAGGCCAAGGCGCAACAAGAGCTCCTCAAGATGCAACAAGAGGGCCGGCTGGCAGAGCTTAACGCCGACAACATCGAGGCACAGGAGCTAACCAAGCGCCAGCAGGCCGACATGGCAAGCGACTCGTGGCTGTCGAAGAACATCCGCCCCTTGACACTGATCTTTATACTGGTTGTGTACACCATATTCGCCGCCATGAGCGCCGCAGACATCGAGGTCAACAACAATTATGTTGAGCTCTTAGGCCAGTGGGGAATGCTGATTATGTCATTCTATTTCGGCGGACGCTCGCTGGAGAAGATAATGGAAATGAAGAAAGGCAAAAGTGAACCTAAGCCCTAACTTTACATTAGAAGAACTAACCGCATCTGAGATAGCACAGCGCAAGGGGCTAGACAACACCCCAAACGCTAGCGAAGTAGCTAACCTAGTACGCACCGCCGAACTGCTAGAACAAGTTCGCGCCCTATTAAACAAGCCGATCCTGGTAAACTCCGCGTTCCGCTCAAAGCCGGTCAACGACGCGGTAAATTCTAAGGACACTAGCCAGCATAGGATAGGTTGTGCCGCCGATATCAGAGTCCCCGGATTGACCCCCAAACAGGTCGTACAGGCCTGCATCGATGGAGGAATACCATTTGACCAGATCATTGAAGAGTTTGGCTCCTGGACGCATATCAGCGTGCCAAACACTAAAGACACCGCGCCCCGTAAGCAGGCGCTTATTATTGACAAAACAGGCACAAGAGCCTTTTCTTAGCATAAATTTGCATTAGTATATAGCAAACTAACGAGGAGACTCTATGTTACGACATCACCTGGCGGTGTACGCCTGCGCGATTGCGCTTGTCTGGGGCGTGTGTTTTCACGACCCCCTAGCTAAATGGGCCATGGCCAGCACCCCATTCCAGTGGGTTGCTGACTCAACCGTTGAATTAATTGAACACTTTGAAGGAAAGCGCTACCGCGCCTACCAGGACTACGGCGGCAAGTGGACGACCGGCATCGGTCACCTAATACGTCAAAGGGACGCTCATTTGATCCATAGGGAGCTTTCTGAGGCCGAGGTGGTGGGTATCCTACACCGTGACCTAGAAAAGTGCTCTACGGCCCTAGAATCGGCTTTAAACAGCATTCCTAAGCGGCACCAGATCGACGCCTTGATGAGCCTGTGCCATAACATTGGCCCGGACAACATGGCCCGCTCGGAGGTCGTCAAGCACTTTAACGACGGCAACGTGCACAAGGCAGGCGACGCGTTCCTTAACTGGAGCACCCCGCCGGTCCTTAAAAAGCGCAGACAAATAGAGCGCTCACTGTTCTTGGCCGGGGCGTAAAGGCCCCTTATTTTGCATTAGTAGATATAGAACCATTAACCTGAAGGAACCAACATGGACGGCTTTAAATCATCACCCAAGATGCAGTGCTTCAAAGAAGGCGGCGCTGTAAAGTATAAGTCACGCCACTCTGAAAAGTCAGAGGTGAGCAAAGACATCGCCAAAGACAAAAAGATCGTCAAGAAGGCGTTTGCCATGCACGACAAGCAGTCACACGAGGGCGAGAAGACAGACCTTAAAAAATTAAATAAGGGCGGTCGCATGAAGAAAGATAGCGGCTGCGTTGGTCGCTACCAAGCGGGTGGTTCTATTAAAATGAAGAAGGATGCCGCAGATATTAAAGACATCCAGAAAATCAAGCTGACCAAAACCAAAAAGGCAGCGGCCCCATCTAAGGCAGCTATTAAGCCAGCAATGTCAAACATCGCCGAGCCAGCAGCACCAGGTGGCGACCTAAGCGCAATTGCGCCGGCCATGGGAATGAAAAAGGGCAAGTCTGTAAAAAAGTATAACGCCGGCAAGTTGGTAACTGATGAAGAAAGTGCCCGCATGCCGGCCGGCAAACTACCACAACAAGTAGTTGACGAAGAAGCAATGGCTTCTAACACCGAGACCCGTGAGATGGTTGCAGGTCCTTTGCGTAAACTAAAGCAGGGCTTTATGGAGAAATTTAAGAGCAAATCAAAGACCCCTGTCGCGCCAATGAGAAGCGGCGGAAAGGCCTGCTAATATGCCAATAGAGTCTAAGCAGCAACAGAAGGCGATGTATGCAGCAGCGGCTGGTAAGTCAACCCTTGGCATCCCTAAGAAGGTTGGCAAAGAGTTTATCAAGGCTGGCAAGGCAAAGCCAAACCTCCCACAAAAAGTAACTAAACGCGCATCCGGCAGAGGACGTTAATTTATGTCATACTCTGGTACCATTAACCAGACCAAGATCAACGTAGATCAGTTGATCTCGTACGCATATCGTGATGCTGGTAAGACGGCAGAAGAAATCACGCCCGAGTATATTGACGCCGGTAAACAGGCGCTTTACTATTTACTTCAAAACTTGTCTAACCGTGGCGTTAACCTGTGGCTCTTAGAGAACAAGGTCATTGGCGCGCCAACAAATGCACAATGGGTTTCGTTACCCGAGAGCACGATTGACGTGCGCGAGGCAAACTGGGTTTATATTACAAATCCATCGTACAGTGGATTATTGCCGGCATCAAACCCAAACGTGGTTAATTTGTTTGACCAAGACGCAAACGACACACTAGATCTTTTTGCAACTACGACGCTAGTAGATAATTACTTCGGCGCCGCATACAGCCCGCAGACACGATTGTTTTACGTTGGATTTAACGCGTACTGCCCCGGAACAACGGCAACTTATACTTTAGACTTTGAGGTCAGTAACGACGGAACAAACTGGACGGTGTGGGAGTCGTTCCCATCCACCACACTGGCTGACCGTGAGTGGGCGTACTTTAGCATAAACGCCACACAAGAGTTCTATTACTTTAGATTAAAAAACCGAAACACATTAGCAACATTCTCGTTGCGTGCCATCCAGTTCGCACAGAGCCAGCAGGTTATTCCTATGGCCAGATTAAACCGTAACGATTACTGGAGCCTCCCCAATAAACAATTCCCCAGCCAGCGAACACTGCAATATTGGTTTGACCGTTTAGTTGAGCCGCGCATGTACCTGTGGCCCGTGCCAAACAATAACTACCAAGTGTTTCAATTAATCGTTGAGACACAGATGCCAGACGTTGGATCGTTAACAAATGAATTATATCTACCCAACCGTTGGATTGGCTCTATTCAGGCCACGCTATCACACAAACTGGCTTTACAGTTACCACAGATTGACCTGGCCCGTGTCCAATATCTTGAGACAATTGCAACTAAATTAGAATACGACGCGGCACAAGAAGAGCGCGACAAGTCGCCAATTTACTTCCAACCTAACTACAGCTACTATACACGATGAGCGGCGCATACGTAATGACCTACGACAACCTGGTGCTAGACGTCCAGCGTTACATGGAACGTGATGACGCCGGGTTTGTTGCACAGATCCCCAGCTTAATTGGTTTAGCCGAGGCTGCAATTGCTGCCGAGTTAAAGTCGCTATTACAATTAACCGTTGTGGAGACCACATTACCCACCAATGAAGACGTGTTAGCTAAACCGGCACGCTGGCGTAAAACAGTGTCAATGAAGGTTAACGGCGCGCCTATGTTGTTGCGCTCACAGGATTACATTGCACAGTATCAGTCACAGTCTAGCAACGGACAGCCAAAGTATTACGGCGAGTATGACTACAACAACTGGAACTTTGCACCAAAGCCAGACCAAGATTATCCTGTAGAAATTATTTACTACAGTCTAATTCAGCCACTAGACACCTCTAACCAGACTAACTTGTTCACGCGCGAGTGCCCACAGGCGATGTTGTTTGGCACATTACTCCAGGCCCAGGGTTACCTGAAGGCGCTGGATAAGTTGCCGGTCTGGAAGGGATATTACACCGAGTCATTAGCTGCGTTGAAAAAAGAAGACAACTCGCGTCGTATTGATAGAAATACTACGGTCCAGGAACCATAATATATGCCAATATTTACATCACCGTTTACCGGAACAGTCGTACAGCCAACCGACGTATCGTACTATGAGCTTAACTTCAGCGCCAACGTACAGCTCTACTGGCCAGCCATTGTAAACCCACAACAAGTCCCCGCCGCGCGTATTATCGACGCTACGCCGTCTGTTGCTAGTTTAATTGTTAAACTGCCAGAGGCAAACCAAGGCACTACTGGTGCGGATATTTTAATCCGTAACTTTGGCGCCGTTGCGTTTACTGTTCAAGATTTTACTGGCACTGGATCGGTTTCAATTCCAGCGGGCGTATCTAAATACTTTTATCTATCTGATAATTCAACCTCTGCGGGTGTCTGGCAAAACGTAACCTTTGGTGCCGGCACATCTTCCGCCGATGCCGCCTCATTAGCCGGCGCTGGTTTAGTAGCGCTTGCTGGCAAATTAAACGCCACACAAAATATTATTGAGGTATCCTCTCCACCCACAATTACCGACGCCAGCCGTGCAAGTACGTTTGTCTGGACCTCTGGTAACGACACAATTAACTTACCAACGGCAACCAGTTTAACTGCCGGTTGGTTTATTGCATTTAGAAATACCGGAACTGGTACGCTAACATTTGCACCGCAGGGCGCGTCATTAATTAACGGCGGCGCAACATTAGATGTAAACCCAGCAGAGTCTGGTTTTATTATGTTTCAGCAGTCAACCAACAACTTCTTCACCGTTGGTTTGGGAGTGCCGTCCAATGTAACATTCACATCCGCAACGTATGATGTGGATTCAATTATTGGTGGTACGTTCAGTCTTGTGTCATACGCACCAATTATTCAGACATATGTCGCGCTATCTGGCACACGTTCGACTACTTTAGCTGTTACTCTACCAGCCACGACACAACTGTACGTATTAGTTAACGACACAGGACAACCAACATACAACGTCACGTTTCAAGTATCTGGCAGCCTTCAGACGCCGATTAATTTAGTAGACGGTGCAATTGCCTTGGTACTAAGCGACGGTAACTTCCTGTATGTTATTAGCCAAACAACGACCAATGTGTTCCTCGCAATTGATGGAACCGCCGCGGCACCATCACATTCATTTATTAGCAACACCAACACGGGCATGTACTTAGTTGGAACTAACGTGCTTGGTTTATCAGCTAACTCAACTAATATGTTAAGGCTAGATAATACCAACACGCTAAGTCCACAAGTGTCAACACCGGCAACATTTAACGCGGGATTAATTGGTGGCGGGACGTTCTAATGGCTGGAGAAAACAAGTTACCAGATCAGTATAATCTGGTCTACACGCTTGGCGTACAGCCAGGCATAAAACGAGACGGCACAGTATTTGAGTCACGCGAGTTTAGTGACGGAGAATGGTGCCGTTTTCAACGTGGTGTGCCCAAGAAAATGGGTGGCTACCGTGAGCTGTTTTCGACGTTTACTGGTATACCACGTGGTATGATCGCTAACTCATTTAACGGCGTTAACTATGTATTCGTTGGTAACGAGTACGGTTTAGAAGTATTTACAACAGGCACTACGTTTGGCGTTGGCAGTGGTCCGCTTACTGTAAATATTTTACCGGGCTATTCACCATTTACGTTGGTATCAAATACAACCAGCACCTTTGTAATTGCCGGTGACGTGACTGCGGCGTTTCCTGCCGCAATGACGGTTATATTTGACGACGACATCACTACTTCAACTACAGTGGTCAGTGCGGTTTATTTGGCACCAAACACAACGGTAACTGTAACGGCCGCTAGTATTGCAGGAACACCAACAACAGTGTCGTTGTATGATGAAACATTTACACCCGATCCAAATCTGTTGTGGCAGTTTGATTTACAATATTCGCCTGCGGGTGGATCACTGCAAGTATTGGCACACCCAGGTCAAAACCTAGTTAATATTGACAACGCTATTCAAACCCAAGTATTAACGGGTGGGTTGCTACCAAATTCTTCGAACCAGTGGAACTTCCAAGGGCTAGCAGATACTGGTGGACAAAACCCAACCTATCGCCCAATCATGGTAGACGGTGGAGTGTGCGTGTTGTATCCCTACACGTTTGTGTATGGGTCAGATGGCTTTATTGCCAACAACAACGTCGACACCAACACAACGTTAACAACATACAACCAGCAGACAATTACTGACTGGAACGGGGCAACCGCCAACCAGGTCAACATGGCCTCGTCTAAGATTGTTAAGGGCATACCGGTGCGTGGTGGTACTAACTCACCGTCTGGATTGTTCTGGGCAACCGATAGTTTAATTCGTGTCTCGTTTACCGGCACGGCTCCGTTGTACTGGCGCTATGATATTATTTCTAGCCAGATCTCTACCATATCATCCTCGTGTTTTGTTGAGATGGATGGTATATTTTACTGGATGGGTGTTGACCGTTTCTACCAATACAATGGTGCGGTCTCTGTACTGCCAAATGATAAGAACGTAAACTGGCTATTTGATAACCTCAACTTTGTACAGCGCCAAAAGGTATGGACCACTAAAGTACCTCGGTATAATGAGATCTGGTTTTTTTATCCCCGCGGTGACGCTACCGAGTGTACCGACGCTATTATATTTAATGTAAAAGATAAGATCTGGTACGACGCTGGCAGCGCGCCAGGGTCACGCAGATCGTGTGGGTATACCACCGAGGTATTCCCAACACCAATCTGGGCCGGCTGGGAAGACATTAACACGTTTAGCACACCATTTACTGTAATTGCCAAACCCGCTAGTCAACCAGCTTTAAACTCCAACCAGCTCTATTTAAACGGTGACGCGTCAATTACATTTGGTGCTGGTGACTACCTTGCAACATCTAACGGCAGTAATCCCACCGTATATAAGGTAGTAACTAGCCAATTCCTGTTTACGTCCGCCATAACGGCGACTAACCCAGAGGGTGTGACGTTAATTACGGTAGACGAAAGTTTTAATCCGGCGCTTGTTGCTGGTAATTTAGTGTATTACATCGAGGGTGGATACCCGCTCTGGCAGCATGAGTTTGGAACAAACGCAATTACGTTCAACCAAGAGTTTGCAATTACATCTAGCATTACAACCTGCGACATTAGCTGGGTTGGTGGAATACCATCACAAGACAGCCCCACCGGTGTAAACCGCAGGATGCACCTACGACGCATCGAGCCAGACTTTGTGCAGTCCGGCACGATGGGTATGACTATTTTAGGTCGTAAGTTTGCCCGTGGAGATACAGAGACCTCTGGGCCATTTTACTTTGACCCAGATACCGGCAAGATTGACCTGCGCGTGGAGCACCGCGAGGTACGCCTTAAGTTTGAGTCCAACGTGCTAAACGGTAACTTTGAGATGGGCCGCCTGCTAATTACGGCAGAGTACGGCGACGAGCGTCCGTGAGTATCCAAACATTCTTCCCGATCAACCCAGAGTATATGTCCTGGGAAGATTGGAACGGTAACTTCTTACATTACTTTGGTGAAGAGCCAATTATGTACGACATTGAAGAAAACTGGAAACAGGTTGCTAAAAACATTAGCCAGCTTACCACGTTTGAGAGCTACCCCGTGCCAGACCCAGAAGCGTTTGAGACCTGGCAGGAGTGGGCCTCGGCCCTTAGTTTTATTTTAAATGGTCCAAGCACTTGATTTAGGGCGATAAATACCATATATTTGCATTAGTATAAGTAGAAGCATTTAACCAAAGGAGATAGTATGCACGGCCAACAAACCATGAAATTTTTGAACGATAAAGCTGTGGCTGACGCTATTATGGCTAAGCATAACGCTAAGGAAATCGATCCTAAACTTGAAGCTGAAGTTCAAAAAGTCCTAGCTGCCAAAGCACAAGAAAAAACAGCAAAGTAAGTGACTTGCTGTGACTTCTTTCGTAGACTCCAAACAACGGGAGTTATCACAAGAAGAGATAGTTGAGATTGCCGCACGGGAAACCGGCGGCAAGTATACTGCCGAGCAGGTCAAGGCCAGCTTAACGGCAGAGGCATATGAAATGGGCGCAATGATGATGCGCCAAGGTAACACAATATTCGTAGTTCACCAGGATAAATCGAACCCGGTGGTTGGCGTGTTTAGAGCACTTAACGCAGACACAGTTAAAAACTACATAGAAAATTGCGTAGAATTTATAAAGGCCCTTGGTATGATGGGCTT